TCATTACACTAGACTTACCTATGCCAGACCCCGCAGTATAGGTACATAACTCACCGAGTCTCATACCATAAGTCATACTGTTCATACCATCCCAAGGATAAGGTATTGATTCTATTACCTTTTCATTGGCAATAAGATCCCAAGTATTTTCACCGAGTATAATACCTTCTGGTGTATAAGCTTGTGCAGAGTAGTATCGTTTAATAAAATCTTCTTTTTTGTTCTGAACTAAATAGTCATTAGGATCTTTAAGTGTAAGATTCACAATGAATACTTTCTTTGGTGGGAATAGTTCAGCGACTTTTCTGCTCGCCTCACGACCAGGCTCGTCATTATCAAAACAAATATATATTTTTTCGTAGCTATTAATATACTCATATTGTTTCTTACAATCTGTAACAGCTCCAGCTGCACCCGTCCTAACACTAACAACTGTATAATTTTTAGGTGCAAACATTTCATAGACAGACATGGCATCAATCTCGCCCTCACATATTGTTACTACCTTATTGTTAGCAGAACTAAATAAGTGTTGGCCAAACAGTAAAGCTTTACCGGTCTTTCCCTCTACACTAAATGATTTATCGACTACTCTTCTGACCTTAGTAGCCACATGATTACCCTGATCATCGTAGTATGGGTAGTGATGTTTGTATACATCAGGTTTATCACTATTAGTTGTAGTCACTCCAAAAAACTCACAAGTCTCTCGACTTATATTTCTTTCAGGAATAGGTTTGCTAATACCTAATGGTATAACCCTCGGCGCCAATCCTAAAATTTTTGTGTCATCGCCGAGCAGTTCTTCAAGGCGGGTCTTGTCCTTGGGAGGTTCGGTGTAGGTTCGGCACGAGAAACAGTAGCGAGAGCCGTCGGCATATAAAGCATTGGCATCGGATGATCCACACTGCTCACATGGTGTGTGTCGTATAAACCTCTTTGGGTCATTGTTTATTGTCATAGTCGTCTCCTAATTATTTTTGCGGGTCTTGCCCTATAAATACATCCTCTAATTATTTTTGTCAAGGGGTTGCCAGATTTCGAAATCAATGATAGCCTATCCCCATATACAGGGGGAGACTATATATAGTCTAGTGTTAGTCTAATGCTAGTTCTATATATATCTCGTATAACTATATATATCTCTTTATTACTATATATATCTCTAGTTAACTATATATATCTCTAGTTAACTATATATAACTATATATAGTGGCTACTTCCTCTGTTTTTACTCCTGAAGTTTTGTGTCCTCCCGTGACAATTACGGCATAGCACCATCGAGTTGGACAGACGGTTGTTGTGACGGTTCCCATCGATATGATGAAACTCCATCGGCGCCTCTTCTTCTGTTGCCCCACACTGGTTGCAGTGCCATTGGTTAGTATCTTTGAGATAAGATATTATCTGTCTTTTTTTACCTACAGACTTACCCATATTCTCATCTCGTTCTATTTTTATATTGCGAATATGTTTGCGATGTTTTTGTTGGCAGACATTATCACAATACTTGTTCATCGTATTGCTACGGCGCTCATGCTTTTTATTACAGTAAGCACAATGATAGTGACCGGGACTACTCTTCTGCCGTTTAACAAACAGTTTGTTGTTAACTTTTGCAGCACAACTGATAGAGCAGTAAACATTCTTTGAGGATGTGATTGGATTATCACACCCTATTCGTTTACAGTTAGTCATTTGAAGTTTACTCTTACAACATTATCTGGTGCTTCAGTATCACAAGGTCGATCGTCATTAATAATAACTGATCTCTTTGGTGGGTTTAGTATTTCATACATTGCATAGTCAATTAATTTACCAATCTCTCGATCAGATAAATCATCTACATCTGTACCATCTCGCACTTGGTCTATAACTTCTCTCATCATTTGTTTTAAAGTTTCTAGTTTCATTATTGTTTCTCCTTTTCATTTAGTGGGTTAAATATATCATCAAAGATTGCATCGATAAGATCGAAGTATTGTTCTTGAGAAAATCTTTCGATCGATATTCTTTGCACAACATCTTTGAATTGTTTTATCTTAGCCAATGCATAAACCATTTCTACATCGGTAAGAATCTTGTCGTCTTGTAGGTCTTCACCATTACCTTTTGCCATTGAAGTAATCCCTTCTTTCTGTAAATGATTGCACCGAGTCACACTTAACGGCTTTGAGTTTCATATTTGGTAGCTCTTTAAATCTCTCGTACAAATCTCTTGTAGTTGACTCACAGTTTCTAGTTATTGAGTCAGCTTCTTTCACATATAGTTTACCATTGTACTCGATCCATAGAGTTACGATAAAGGCTTCAAGCATAAATCCTCCTTGTTAATGTTTTGTTTTTCTTGTTTTTATTTTACTTAACATATGCTCCTCGTATTCATCTCTTTCTTGGCAGAGATAATCACTGAGAAGATTAGTTATCATATGTGCCACATGCATCGGTGATGGAGCATAACACTTCATGAATGTCATGGTCTCCATCAATAGCATCATGCTAACAACATGAGGTGCCACCTTTTTCTCTCGGATTAAACGATTGTATTCACACATATCTTTAACAATACGCTCCCTTATCATATCTATTTGATCCGATAACTGCTTATCTTTTTTTGTTGGCATTATAATCTCCTTAATAAATTATCTACATCATATAAATCTTTTAATCCAAACATATGTTGCATGGTTACTCTATATTCTGTGTAACAATCATCACATAAGTTTTTGTTAAATTCATTACCAGATGTAGTATCAGAATTGCATTTACATTCTTGACATTCACTCATCACTTACTCCTTTGTCGTATAAGATGAATATCCCAACCAATACACATGTGTCCAGATTGTTTAAGTTCATCTCGGTTAATATTCAATCGTTTAAACTCTTGTTCAA